AAAATTTACCATTTCTTCGGCACATATTTTAAATGCAAAGGATAATAAGTATAGTATTGAAGATTCTAAATACATAATCGTTAATTATGATTTCTTTAGAAATAAAGACTCCAAGCAGATTGAGAAAAAATTAAAAAAACTAGGTATTGATCTTAGTGAATTTGAATGTGTTATATGTGATGAGTCACATAAACTAAAAAATTCTCAAAGCAATACATATAAGAACTTTAAGAAATTCTTCTCACATATTGATCGTAAGGTGTTCTTAACAGGTACACCAACACCAAATAGAATTACTGAACTTTATACTGTACTAAATCAAATTTCACCATTGGAGTTCTCGAATAAGACCTTCTTTTATGATTATTATTGTGGTAAAGAATATCAAAGACTACCATATGGTCATGACTTTGTAAAGGTAAGAGAACCAAGACTAAAAGAACTTTTCAATAAACTTGAACCATATTCATATAGAGTAAGAAAGGTAGATGTGTTAACCGAATTACCACCAAAGACGTATCAAAAGGTAGTGTTTGAGATGGACACAAAAGATCATAAGAAATATTTAGAGATTGAAGAGGGGGTAGCTAAAGAAATATTGGGAATGAAAAAACCCAATTCAGCCAACGCACTTACAATTATGCTTAGATTAAGACAGTTTACAGCAGAACTAAAAATTGATTATTTAAAAAATCTTATTAGTGAGGTAATTGATGTTGATGAGAAGTTCATTATTGTGGACTCCTTTAAGGATACACTAAAAATACTTCATAAATATTATCCAGATGTTTCGGGTCTTCATACTGGTGATCAGAATTTGGAGGAGAGAAATGAAATAAAAAGACTTTTCCAGAATAAAGAGTCATATTTGAAAATATTTTTAGGTTCAATACAGACGTGTAATTATGGGCTTACACTAACTGCTGCCTCTAAGATGTTCATAATATCACTACCGTACTCGGTGGGTGAATATGATCAGGTAGCCGATAGGATTTTCAGAATTGGTCAGGAGAATCCAGTAAATATATATCCCCTTATATTTAGAGACACAATTGATGAGTATGTGTTTAATTCAATCGAGAATAAAAGAAAAGAAATTACGAAAGCAATTGATAATATTGATTATAAGTCCGATATTGGCGAATCCGTTATTGGTGAGATAATAAAAACATTCAAAAGAAAATATGGTTAATACCTCAAGCCCAAGAAAATTACTCATTGAACATGCAATGAAATATAATATGAGTGAAAAGGAAAATATACTTAAATTTTATAATGATGTAAGTGAGTTTGTGAGATACCATCCGACTGTTAGTGGGTATGGAAATGATTTGGATTTTGGGATTATAACCTCTGAAGATGGCACGTATATAGAACTCCAAGGCGTTAATCTAATAAGTGCGTTAGCCATGTGTGATGTTTTTCCAGAGAATTTTAATGAAGTAATATTAGAAAACGTATACGTGGACAAAGAATTTAAGTACACATTCAATAGTGAAGAAAAGTTTTTAGTAAAAGAAAAGATATGAGTATAAAAAAAGATATGGGTATAAAATCAACAATTGGTGAAATTCAGAAGTTTATTGAAGGTAAGGGGGGTATAAAGTATTTAGTTAATGTTGAAACTTCTAGAGATAGTAAATATGCTGAATGTATTATACATGATCCACACACACTTGAGAAGAGAATTGACAAGGTAGAATACGAACCATTCTTATATATTAAGGACTTTAAATCTAAGGGCTATAAACTCTATGGTGGTGATCAACAAAAACTAAAGACGAAGATGTTGTTGTATGGCATTACCATCAAAAAGATGAAGACTGGTAATCAACCTAGACTTGAAGACGGATTTTGTTACAAGGTTACTTCTAACATATCATTTGAGGCAATTGAAAAATTCTTCAGTGATGGTCATATGGGTATCTACGATAAGATGTATAATGATAATGGTAGGGTCATGAAGGATCAGAATGACAGACCATTATATAAGTATAAAGACCTGTATTATACAATATCAACAAACGATCAATTCTTTATTTCAACTGGTAATAGACTTTTCAAAGGTATGGAAGAGTATAGTATGGTTCATAAGGCTGTATATGATATTGAGACAACTGGCTTAAGATATCAACATGCTAGAATTTTTGCTATTGGTGTTAGGGATAATAGAGGGTTTGAAAGGGTTATTGAGGTAAATGAAGACGATAATGACGAGGAAGAAATTCGTATAATTAAGGAGTTTTTTGAGGCTATTGATGAAATAAAACCTGCGGTAATATCAGGTTACAACTCTGAAGACTTTGATTATCCTTTTATCTTGGAAAGAGCAGAAATTCTTGGTTTTGATATCACAACAATTAAAACTACCCTAAAAAAGGGTCAAAACATAAAAAGAAGACCCAATTCTAGTGTAAAGATTGGTAATTCGTCTCATAGATATACTTCAACTATGTCATGGGGTTATAGTATAAATGATATTATGTTTGCAGCTAAGAAGACCGAGGCGATTAATAGTGATATTAAAAATACTAGACTTAAATATATCTGTCAGTTTGAGAATATTACAAAACCAAATCGAATGTATATCGATGGTGAAAATATTGGTAAATTCTGGAAGGAAGATATGGTATTCGTAATAAATCCAGAGAACAATAATTACAAACAAATGCCTGATGAATTTCAGGAGAGTGGTGTTAGGTTCTATAAGATTCAAAAAAATAAAGAAAATTTAGGGGATGAGAAATATGATCATTTTAAGAAATCTATTTTTAAATTAGAAAAAAATCCACAGGGCTTAATTGAGTTTTTTAAGGAACAACAAAAAAATCTAAGCACATATAAATTTATTACTGGTAAGGAAATCTTAAGAAGATATTTACTTGATGATCTTTGGGAAACTGAGCAGGTAGATGAACTATATAACTCAGCATCCTTTGCGATGGCAAAACTAGTACCAACTACGTATAGTAGAGTAACGACAATGGGTAATGCATCTGTATGGAATTTACTTATGACTGCATGGAGTTATGAAAACGATCTTGCAATACCAGATAACGATGTTTCATTAAATTTTGGTGGAGGTCTTACTAGATGTTATAAGAAGGGTTACACAAAAAGGGTAATTAAGATTGATTATGCGTCACTTTATCCAATGATTCAATTAACATATGATATTTTTCCTATGTTTGATGTTACTGGGGTAATAAAAAAGATGCTTACTTATCTTACAACTACTCGTAATATATATAAGAAGCTTGCTAGAAATAAATCTCTTAATGATGAAGAAATTGATCTATTATTAACTACTGGTCAAGAAGATACATATAATAAAATTAAAGCGGGAATTGACTTTACACCAAAAGAAATGAATCTATTTGATGTGAAACAATTACCAATTAAAATTATTAATAACTCACTTTTCGGTGCCTTGGGAGCAGGAGTTGCTTTTAATTGGTCAGATAATAGATGTGCATGGAGAATTACTTGCTACGGTAGACTTTATTTGAGAAGGGCAGTTTCTTATTTTAAACCATATGATTGTGAGCCACTACTTGCAGTTACTGATGGTGTTAATTTTTCTGTACCTAATAAAACTACAATTAAGATCGATGAGACTGGGGTATATTATGACCAACCAGAGGGGTTGATTGAAGATATGTGGAAATATGGTGGTCAATTAGGTATTAATGCTCTAATTGAGAAATTCAATCGAGAGGAAATGACATCTCAATACATGTCTGTTGATAATGATGGTGAGTTTGATTCTTGTCTTAATCTTTCTAGAATTAACTATGCGTTAATGAGTGATAAGGTCGATAAAAAAACCAATAAACCCGTTATGGAGATGGTTGATGGTGTGGAAGTACCTGTTAAAAAAATTAAATTAACTGGTAATACAATAAAATCAAAAATTAAGGCGATCTATATTGATAACTTTAATGAGATTGGACTTGACATGATTCTTAAAGGTAAGGGTGAGGAATTCATTGAACACTACTACAAGACCGTTGAAGATATTTTCTATCAAAGAGTACCTCTTAGTAAGATAGCAACTAAGAAGAGATACAAAATGAGTATTAAGGAATATATTAATCGAGGTACAGATAAGAATGGTCGTAAGAAAGCTAAGATGGCGCATATGGAACTCATAATTCAAGATAGAATTAATAAGGCAAAGATTTGTTATGGTGAATTATATCCCGAAGGTGAATTGACTGATCCAATGGAAATATATGATAAGGTTGAAACATATCTTGATCCTGAACCTGATCTAGATAGTTATATTTATTTTATAAACGTGGGCGATGTCCAATCTAGGGGCGATAGTGCTATGATGGTAGAAAAGAAAGTAATCATAAACGAAGAAACTAAAGAAGAAGAGGTAGTTGAATATGAAAGACTTGCTTCTGAATTAATTAGTAAGGAAGATTTTGAGGATAATGCTAATGCAACAGGTAAGTATAATGTAGCAAAATACATTGCAGCATTTAATATGAGTGTTAAATCAGCAATGCTTGATGGGTTTATACCAGAAGTTAGGGAAAGGCTATTGATTAAACTTAAAAAGGATAGAAAAACAAAACAATATACATTTGAAAGAGAGTATTTTGATGAAGACCAAATGTATCTACAGTCTTTTGATTTGGATAATTTCGAAGATTCAATGGCATTAGAGACTAAAGAGGTTTTATTTTATAATAGATATGGATATAAGCCAGAAACAGTTTGGAGTGGTGTTAGAAAGGATGCAGTTTGGAGTCCAACCGCAAAACAATGGGATACTGAATTAAGACTATATGAAGAAATCTATGAAAATGCACTACAACATGTTAGAGATACAATAAATCCAAATATTAAGTCTATTGATGATCAATTAAATGCTGGTGATTATGTTCTAATAAAGGATGATAAAATATATGATTTAGGGTATAATACTGGTGATTTTATTCAAATAAAAGAAAGGAACATTAAAATACCTAAATTAGAAATTGAATTACAATTAGAGGAGATTGAGCGATCAGAAAATGATGACTCAGATAAAGAGGTTAGTAGTGTTAATATTTTAGGTGATGAAGAAATAAAAAATGTTAGTGATGTAGGAAATCTTTTTATTGAATTTTTAAATAAGTTTGGAATGCCACCTAACACAGATTACGATGAACTAATGAAACTTGAAGAAGCTAAAAATGCATTTGATAATTTTATTGAGGATAATTCGAATACATAAAGTATTTATATAAAATGAAGAATATGAGTTTTTCGAAAAAGGAAATAAGTGAAATTATTGATGGTGACGATAATATTATCGGGGTAAAGGGGACTCCTGAGTTTGATAATAATCAAGTGACTAAATCTAATGGCACTACCGATAAGAATGTGATGATTGGTACACAAAACTATAAGAATGATTTTCTTGGTAGGTTTGGTTTTTCATTCTACGAGTCGGAGGAAGATAATAAAAATCTTGTTGATGGTTTAGCTAAAATAATGTATAGTAAGTATCTTGAGACGCTTGATCACTATAAAAATAATCCAAATAAATTAGAGTCTGATTGGAAACTACATCAAAATCATAATTTTGAAAATCAACCAGAAGATTCAAGAGAACATGATTATGAATGGGCTAGTGATATTATGAAATATCTAGAGCCACATTTAAAGAAAGATATAAATGAAAGTGTAGTTGTTGAAGATAAATTGAGTAATAAAAAAGATAGCGACAAATCTGTTGGTGAAAAAAATAAAAAAGATGACCTGAGTAAGAAAGATAAAATCGAAATGGTTGCCGATCTTTTATCTAAATTACCACCTACTGAGATAAATAAATTAACTAATTTGCTTGAGGCAAAAAGGGAGCTTGATGAATTTGCATCAACAATAGTAAAAGAAAATAAGTCGTAGTATGAATAAGGAACTATATGATAATACGTATCTAATACCAAAGCCAATACTTAAGAATATAAATTCTGCATTGGTTAAATATCCTAATTCAGAAGGAATAAAAAGAGCAAAAAACTTACTTAGATCAGGTGATTGTACATATCAAAATCTCAAGAGATTAAAAAACTTTTTTGAAACCACAAATCAAGATTCTCCAGAATATTTTCTTTCTGGTGGTGATGATATGAGGAGTTTTGTGAATGATACATTAACGAAACAAAGAAATGAGGTTTCAAAAAGCCAAGAAGTAAGAAGAGATGCTGGTGTTAATTCGTCAAGAGATTCTAAAATTATGCCACAAACAGGTATTGTTAATTTAAAGGAAGGGATTGAATATAGTGATGATTTAAAAAAGAATGCCCTTGGCGTTATTTTTAATGATGGTAGGGTTTTAATACTAAAAAGATCATCATACGGTGAACAATGGTGTCCAAATAAATGGGGATTAGTTGGTGGCGGTGTTGAAGAGGGTGAGGAGCCTATCGATGCTTGTAAAAGAGAAATTTACGAAGAAACAGCAATAAAGGTAGATTCCTTTATTGAGAAAGTAATATTACAAAGAAGTAATGAGAGTATTGAGCATATTTTCATTGGTAAATATGATGGTGAGCCATTTGACATAAAACTTGATAGAGAACATCAAGGGTACATGTGGGTAAATGAAGAAGAATTAAAATTAATGGATGCTAGAATTTGTGTACCAAATTTACATGACTATATCGGCATTGCAATACAGAAATATGATTAACTATGGGACTATTAGAAAATTCAGGACAATTTAGAAAAAATAATTTAACAAAGAACACCTATACAACAAAAAAACCATATAGTAAGGGTAATACGAGAGCATTATCTGATGGTGATGAGTTTGGTAAGGGTGAATTTAATGGGTCAGTTGGTGGTAAGACTGACATCAACCAGAGAAAAACCTCAATGTCAAAAAACAAATACTCATTAAAAAAGCCTTACGGTGAAAGTAACGTATAAGATATAATGAATGAAAATAAACTGCTTCATAAGAATCTCAAGAAAACAAGATCGCTCAACGAATGGGTTGATAGAAACCTTATTCTTGACTCAATAAAGGAGCATGATATTCTTTATATTTATTATGCTGGTGACGAAACAGTAAATAGAGGGTATAGAACAATCGAACCGTTTGTTTTAGGTAAGCATGTGAAAACAGGAAATCTTGTCTTAAGAGCATGGCAACAAGCAGGGAGTTCAGATTCTGCTAAGGGGGTTAAAAGAACACCAAGAGAAAAGGATAAGTTAGCTGGTTGGAGACTATTTAGATTAGATGGAATTACAACGGCAATGAAAACCTCAAAAAAGTTTAAAACCGACTCGGCATTTATTAGTTCAAAAAGACCGAAGTTTAATCCAGAAGATAGGGATATTGACATTATGTTCGGTATAGAACCTGATCATGAAATAGGTGTTGATGATGTTGGTACAAGTACTAGCATTGATAGTCCTAAAACAACAAGAGACTTTAAAGGTCAGGACGATAAATTTAAGTCATTCTTTCAGAGTGATAAAAATAAAGATACTATTAACAATGAGAACATTAGAAATATTTATGAACTAATAACAAAATATCATAAAAAAAATCCAAGAGATTATTCTTTAATGAAAAGAGGTGGTGATTTTTTTGCAGTTAAAAATAATAATGTTGCTAAATATCCACAAAATAATGTTGTTGGTAATTTAAAGGATATCTTTAATGATAGGTTTAATGTTGATTCGTCTAGATTAAAACCTAATTTTCTAAAAAAGGAAAAGGATGATTTCTTTAATAAAATGAAAAATTATAGTGAATAACCTGTTTTTAGGATTAAAATCAGTATTTATAAAAAACCATAAAAAATTATAAAATGCCTAATATAGATTTAAGTAAATTAGAGGGAACAATTAAGGAGAGAAAAGAGCAGATGATGGAACAATCATCTACTTTAGGTGAAAAAAGAATTGCACCTAAAGACGGTAATTTTCTTAATGAAATCCAAACTGCACTTCATACTCGAAGTAACACCCCAACAACAGATAGAATGAATGCAATTAATAAAGTTAGTGAAGCGAAGATTAAGGCTAAGAATAGTGGTGGGAATACTCGTGATGTAGGTGCAGAACAAATACTTAGTGAAGCACCATCACAAAGACCACAACAACAAAGACCACAATACCAGCAACAACCACAAACACAACAACCACAAACACAACAACCACAAGCTACTAGTGGTTCAGATAGAGACCAGACACTTTATAGTGAAATGCAAAAAATGCAGAGCATGTATCAACAAAATTATGGATTTGATATGAATCAAAACCAACCACAAAATATGAGTGAGGGGTATCAGCAACCAACTGGTGGTATGCTCAATGAGCATCAAGTGAATGAGATTGTTAACAAACAACTACCAATGATGGTTGTTGAAACAATGAAAAACGTAATATTAGAACAATATGCAAATGAAAAATTCGTAGCTACTCTTCTTGAGAATAAGGATGTTATTGAAAAAATCATGAGGGAGCATCTTAGAGCGTTACAAGAAAGAAAAAAGAGTAAAACTACTTAATAAATAGTATTTATTGATATGCAGCCCATAGTAGTTTTCTGCTATGGGTTTTTTTATTATTATTATTATTATGACTAAAATTAAAGTATCAGAATTACAGAAAATAATAAATCTTGATGAGGATATAAACAATCAAGTAAAGGTCAGAGGATTATGGGCACTCCAACCCCAATCGGTTTCTGATATGAAGGAAGACCTTACATATAATCACGTAAGTGATGCAACACAAGACGAATATACTATGGGTGGTGAATCAATCACGGAAGATTACCCAGAATCGTTTAATCATGAAGAGTTTAAAAAATTGAATTCATATGCAGCAAGAAAAAGATATTGTGAGGAACATTTAAGTAGATTAGGTAGTGGAAGTGCAAGGATTGTTTATGAAATTGATAATGAAACAGTATTAAAACTAGCAAAAAACAAAAAGGGATTAGCACAGAATAATGATGAGATCAATATCTCTATTAGTAATTGGCATGAAGATATTGTGACTAAGGTGCATGAGTATGATCATGATAGTTTTTGGATAAGATGTGAAAAAGCAATTAGAATAACAAAATCTAGATTTAAAGACTTAGTTGAGTATTCATTTGACGATATTGCTAGTTTTATTAATGATTATGGGTATAGAAGAAAAGGACAAAGATCACCATTTGGTCAACGAGTAACTCCTGAAATGATAGATGAATTACAGGAATTAGAGTTCATTACAGATATATTGAGTGTAGTTGATAATTGGAATATTGCAGTTGGTGATTTTGAACGCATATCATCTTATGGTGAGGTAGTAAGAAATGGTAAGTCACAAGTAGTTTTAACTGATTACGGATTAACATCAGGTACTTATAGTACACACTATACGAGGGAATTTGTGGAAAACCAAACCGATAATATTATTCTTGAAAGTGTTGAGAACATTAATCCAGACACCTCCCAACACCTTGCTAATTATGTAGCAAAAATTAATGGGTTGTCAGAACCTCAATTAATGGAGAATGGGTCTGGTGAGTGGGGTCATGCGTATAAGTCAGGTAATAAAGTAATAAAAATAACTAGTGATTCTTCGGAAGCAAATAATAGTGAAAAAATAAAAGGTAAGAAAAACAAAAATATAGCAGATATATATGATGTTTTAAAGGTAGAAAATTTACCAAATAATGAAGATGGGGTTTATGTTATAATTTTAGAATTATTAGACACCAATCCCAATTTAGTTAAAGAAAAAATAAACAACCTAAGTGATTTCTTTAGTTCTGAAATTGGGGTTTCATTTGATGAGGTATTTGTTTATGAAGTAGGAAGTTCAAGTTGGTCTGAAACATATGAAATAATAGAAGAAGCATTTATTGAAAAAAATGAAATTGATCTAAAAAACTTTTTCCACTCAATATTAGATATTAATAATGAACTCAAATCAAATAATATTGATAGTATGGATTTCTTAAACTATCTAAATTTGGGTTATAAAAATGGTAATTTAGCGTTTTTTGATTTAGGTGGTGCCAACAATACTAGCGAGAATTCAGAATCAACCACTAATTTATTGGAAAATAAACAAAAGTTTGAAAAGGAGTTTGTAAAAAAAGGATATGTTAACGATGAGGATATTAAGAACATATTAGATATCACTGGAGGTGATGAAACGACTTGGCTTGTTGCAGACGGGTACAGTAAACTAAGGTCAATAAAACCTAATGATTGGGGTAGTGAGCGACCATATGATAAATACATTAAAGATGAACTTGTAAGATACAGTAAATTCATAAAGGACTATAAAAATACAAAAAATCTATTCCCAATAAAGGATTTTGACCCAATAAATGTTAATATGGGGAAATATGATTTTTTCGATATTAATGGTGCTCTTAAAGCTAGACAATCTGCGATTGTAATATTCAAAAGAATACCAGAAAAATACAGAAGGAATATTAAGGGGATTTATAGAGAACCCTTAACAATGGATGAGTTTAGATACCATGAAAATGTAGCTGGAGACAGTATAAGAACATTAAGCGCATTCTTGGGACGGGTTAGTGAAATGCAAAATGAAAAGAAAGCAACAATACTTATGAACAAAGTGTTTTCTTCAAAGAATGATACAATGAAAAAAGTATTACATCATATAGAGAATTCTAGACCTACCTATCTTAATCATGACAATGAAATGAAAGGATTCTTAGAAATGGTTGAGTATGAAGAGGAATATAACGAGGCAAAACTCCTCTATAAATCTGAGTCCGTTGTAGTTGTTGATATTAAATCTTCAGACGCAATGAAAAGTTTAGGATGTGGTTCTCAATGGTGCTTTACAACAGAAACAGGAGGATCATCTCACTGGGAAAACTATGCTGAGGATTCTCATGTTAATATGGTAATAAATTTTGATGAAGAGCCTGATTCATATGATAGAATGGTAGTAGTTTTACCAACAGGAGGGGTTTATAACATGTATAACGAGTATATCGAAGATGGTTATGACTATATCGAAGATTTAGGGGTTATACAATATATAAATGTTATGGAATCAGTAGAAGAAAAAATCGAAAGCAATAGAGTTCTTGACGAGTCAATTGTTTTATTGGAAAGACTTCTTTCATGGATGCCAAAGGCACAAGCGGTAAGTGTTAAAAAGGAATGTACTTTAGGCGGTAATGGTGATGGCACTTCAAAGGCATGTAATCAAGGGGATATGGATGCGATTCGTTTGGAAGATATTAAGGATGAGAACTACAAAAAACCCAATGAACCAAATGTTGCCGAGGACGAACTCAAAGATAGACACTACTTCAAAGGCATTGAAGGATTTATCAGTGAAGAAGTATTACCTTATTCGGACGAAGACCATGAAGAAGATGAAAATAGACTAGATAGTTACGAGATATATGATCAAGCAATTACTATTGCAAGAGATAATAATATTCGTATAGGAAATAACAAAGAATTAGTAGGTTACATTATCGAAGGAACCGCTGTTGTTGGTGGGCTATTTGAATCAGTTAGTAATGAAGAGTATTCTTTTGATGTTGTGATAGATAGAAATTTCCAGAGAAAAGGATATGGAAGGGAATTGGTTGAATATGCATTAGACCAATTTAATTATTATAAAGATATTTATGGCGATGACTTAAAACTAGACGTTTATGTGGTAAATCCAAACATGAGAGATTTACTAAAAAAATATTTCAACTTTAATGATCTCGAAAAGACTGGTGATGATAGATATAGAATGACTAAGGAAGGACTACATGAGGGACTAAATACATCGCCCCTGAACGAACTTCTAGTAAAGAATGAGTCTATACCTCCGTTTATAATTAAGGACAATAGGCTCTATTTAAATGGCATTGAGGTTGGTGATATATTTATATCACAAAAACAGTTTGGTGATGATAAATATATGGATTTAAGTGAAATTCAAATTCATCCAGACCAAAGGGGTAATCATATTTTTACTAGATTTATGAATGCATTAGCTAAGTATACCGATAAAAATAACATAATATTATCACTTACGCCAGAAGCTAAAGAGGGTGGTGGTCTCACAACAAACCAATTAATTGATAAATATAGAAAGATTGGGTTTGTTAGGAATACAGCATCGAACAGTGACTTCAGGGTATCTAATTCTTGGATTAGGTATCCTAAGAATAATAATATTTCCGAATCAACTAACACAGGCAAGGTTGAGTTTGGTTGCTTAATGCTAGGTCTTAAAATTCCTATGTGGGATAAATTAATAAATAGAATAGAAGAAAATGATTTATATGACGATGGTTCAGATACATTTGGTAGAGAAGATGAAATGCATATTACTATACTTTACGGTTATCACAATAATGTTAGTGCTGACGATGTGTTTGGCGTTTTGGGAGATATTGAAGAAAATATTTCAGTTAATGCAACAGGTATTAGTTTATTTGAGAACAAAGAAATGGGGTTTGATGTAGTAAAAATAGACATAGAACCAAGTGAAGGTTTAATAAAATTAAGAAAGTCTGCTGAAAGTGAAACACTTGATAAGACTTTAACGTATAATGATTATAATCCACATATGACAATGGCATATGTTAAGTCTGGTGAGGGTAAAAAATACGTGGTTGAATTTAAAGAACCAATTTCTTTAAATGTTAGTACTATTTACTATTCAAATAAAGATAATGAGAAAAAAATTATACAATTAAATGGAAGCGATAAGGAATCTTAAGTACAAAAAATTCATACAACACCTAATATCGTTAGGTGGTGATGTCTATGTTGTTGGTGGTGCAGTAAGGGATCAGCTTTTAGGTAAGCAAAATAAAGATATTGATCTTGTTGTGAGAGAATTACCACTAGAGAAGTTGGTTTCTGAATTAAAACAATTTGGTAAGGTAGATGTAGTTGGTGAATCTTTTGGAGTAATTAAACTTCAAGCACATGAAGATAACGATGAATATGATATTGCTCTACCTAGAACAGAAGAAAAAATAGGTAACGGTCACAAAGGTTTTGATGTACAATCAGATAAAGACCTACCAATTGAAACGGATTTAACTAGACGTGACTCAACTATTAATTCAGTTGCATTTAGTTTAAATAGGGGAAAATTGGTCGATCCGCTTGGTGGACTTGAAGATATGAAGAAAAAACAAATGAGAATGACTAATCCTCAAAGTTTTTCTGATGATCCATTAAGAATGCTTAGAACTGTTGGGTTTGCTTCTAGATTTGGTTTTGATATTGAGGAAGAAACTATGAGAGTAATTAGAAGTAATGCATCTTCAATAAGTGAAATATCACCAGAAAGAATTCTAATAGAATTTGATAAGATAGTAAAAAAGGGTAATAAACAAGAAGCAGCAATACTTCTTAAATCCACTGGATTAATGTCACACATATTTGGTAAAGATTCTGGGGTATTAATATCACCTGAATGGGAAAAAATCGGTACAATGGGAGAGTTTATCTTTTTATTGTCTAATAATTTAGTGGAAAAACCATCTGAATTTTTTAAAACCCACCTAAAAGGTGATTTAGAAAACATGAAGTTAATTGAGGCGTTAGAGATATTTGATTCAAACGATGTAAAAAACATTAATGAAGCTAGAGTATTAGTTCAAATGATGCTTGGTAAATCCAAAAGTTCCTTATCGAGTCAATTACTTCAAAGGGATACCTTAATAAGTCAAGCAATTGAAGAATTTAGAAACCAAAAAATGCCTAAAGGTATGGGTGACCTAGATATCAATGGTAATGATTTAATGTCATTGGGTCTTAAAGGTAAAGAGGTTGGCGATATGTTAAAGTCATTGCTTATTAGAATTTATTTTGATAAGATTGAAAATAGAAAAGAAGAACTATTAAATTTTGTGAAGAATGGAAGATAAGAATATTTTATATACGGCAGTTGTTTTGGATAGTGAATCACATAATAAACTAGTGACATATTTTAAACAACATATTCCAGATAATTGGAAGATATTTGCCCATCATATGACTATTCATTTTGGCGGTAAGGCACCTGATAAGTATTTGGGGGATATCGGTACGATACAAACATTGAACGTTACTCATTTCGGCATGTCCGATAAGGTTATGGCAGTGAGGGTTAATGGGTATTCAACTGAAAACAAGATACCTCACATTACTTTAGCGGTAAATATTGACCAAGGTGGAAAGCCATTCATGTCTAATCAGATTACTGACTGGAAACAAATTTCATTTGGTCTAGGCTTAAGTGGAGAGGTAGTAGAAATAAAAAGAGGATAAATTTCTTTTTATTATTAATATTTCTTTACTTTTGTTTTCATATGGAATATGACAAATCAAAAAGTTTTGGTGATATAATTGAATCCGAAGTACTTAGTGTTTTAAAGAAGGTGTACCCTGAAGCGTATATAGATAATACGGGTAGGGTGAATAGTGATAGAGATATCCATATACCCGAAAAAAATATAAGTATCGAAGTTAAGGGAGACTATAAATCTAAAGAAACTGGTAATATTGTAGTTGAAGTTGAATTTAATGGTAAACCATCTGCATTATCAGTAACAAAATCTGATTACTGGGTTTTTATTGATGGTGAAAGAATGATTTGGTTAACACCATTAATGATATATAGGTTCTTAGAGCAGAACGAATATAGAAGAACCAGTTTTGTTGGTAGTGGGGATAGTGTAGCTAAGTTTGCATACTTGGTTAGTCATGAAAGTTTAGTATTATATACGTATGATCACGGTAAGGTCAAAATGATCGATAAGGGTTCAAAAATGCATTATGATAACATTTTTAAGTATTTATAATTATGATAACAAGAATATTATTTATTGATTTTGATGCTACGTTAGCAGATAGTCCTATGCCTGATGTTGGTAAAAACATATGGTTAAAAAAAACAGGTCAAGAGTATCCACATATTGGATGGTGGGGTAGAAAAGAAAGTCTAAATAATGAAGTCTTCGATATTAAACTTTTTGATGAAGTAAAAAGGGTTTTAGATGAAGGTAATCGTGATCCAAACACTGTATCAGTATTACTTACGAGTAGAGTGAGTAAGTTACTACCTGAAATACTTACTGTTTTAGAGGCTAATGATGCTAAGTTTGATCATTACTCACTTAAAGAGAACAATAAGGATAAGAATGTAAGAATTAAGGAATTTATTAAACAATACCCGTCTGTTAGTCAAATTGATATATATGATGATAGGGATAAGGAATTTGCTGTTTTTAAAAACCTAGAAAGTGAGATTGGTGATTTGTTTGAAATTAATATCTTTAAATGTATTAACGGTTCTGTTAGTCTCTTTGATGGTGTGACTGTCAATGAGGCTGTTGAGATTATAAAAGAAGTGATTAGTGAGGGGATGTCCGAAATAAAGAAACAAGTACTTAGGGCAAGAGGTATATCCGATCCAATGAAGGATAAGATTCTAAAATATTTAACCTCTTCAACCGAATACAATACTGGTTTAATTAAACCTTTGAGAAAGGAAGAAAAATTCATATCTAAAACCAAAAAATCATCAGGTGTTAGTGTTGGTGGAGATAAGAAAGGGTTTTATGTCTATACCCATAGAAGTAGGAGCAATTCTTACCCTACTCAATTGGAAATACCTAAAGAAGTAATAGAAAAAATAGAAGCAACTGGATAAATAATTACAAATTATTGTATTTATATAAAATGAGCATAGATTTAAGATATAAACCAAGTTGGTTACCTCAAATTTCAAAACCATATACTGATGTTTTAAAAAAACTAAAGGAAGAGGGTGTGAAATTTAAATTAGTGAAAGTGAACCCACTTGCACTTAAACCACTTCAAGGAATTGTTTTTACTAATGAAATAACTCCAAAAGAAACTGTAGAACCGATATGGTTGTCTAATAATAATGATATTTTAGATGGTCACCACAGGTATTTTAATGCCTTATCAAATATTAAGGGATTACCTGCTGTTAGGGTTGATGCTGAAAAGAAAGATGCTGCAAGGGTCTTAAATAAGATAATGGACTTATTTCAATTTGAAGAAATGAATGAAGTTCTTGCTCAAAACCATTTAAATACACAGAATGACCCAGACTCAGTATTCTATGATAGTCAGTTCCTTGAATCATTAAGAAGAGAAGCATACGAAGAAATAGACGAAGATTCGATTGGTGGTGAAAAAACAGTAGTCAATGGATATAGAAAGGTACCACCTCACTCCAATTCGAGTGTTGGTAATTTTTTTATGTTGAACCCAGTAAGGGGATATAAAGAATATGAGTTATCGATAAGTAAGTTACTCGATACAAATAAAATGAATATAAATTTCTCATCATCACAATCACCTGTCGAGGTGTTGGCAACGTATTGGTTTCCTGAATATGATTTCTCAAAACTAGAGAAGAAATTATCTAACAGTAAGGCAACAAAGGGAAATTTAATAAATAAAGCAGTCACCGAAAAGGCAAAATCAATGGGATTTGATGCAATAAAATTTGGTGATATAATGATACTAGCATTTTAAGATGAAATATTTAAAAATTACAAACATTACCGATTCTCTCAATAAGAAAGATAAAAATTTCAATAAGATTTTTGATATCAATATTGGTGGGACAAACATAAAATTATTCCCTAAACTTGATGCTATCGTATCTACTCCTAGTATTGGTGCCGAACTAAGAAGAATGAGTATTGAAAAACTTCTAATATTCTCTCCAGTATCAAAGAATGATTACTTGAAATATGAAAGACTTCAAAAGGAAAGAGTAAAAACTGACTTAGATAGTTTTAATAATCCAAAAAAAACTGTTAAGAAATCTACTAAAGTAGGTAATTCCAAACCCACCCAAAATAAATCATAATAATTTATAGTTTTTTATATTTTTTTATTGTTTCTTAGTATTTATAAGAAACGTACCTAATATGAAAGACAAGATTAAAATTTTATTCTATAATAGAGATTCTGCTGGTGTAAATTACTACAGAACACAAACCCCTGCAATGCAATTACAGAGGGATTATCCAGACAAATTTGAAGTTGAAATAAATTCAACAATAGATTTTAGTGATTTTGATAAGACAATTGAATATTTAGCATCATTTGACATTATCCATTATCACAAAAAAATTGTAGATACTGTTATGGGTCAAAGAAAATTAGTTGAAAGACTAAAGAAAGAAGGTGTCACTATTGTGGTTGATATTGATGATTATTGGGAACTCCATAAAACACATCTTTTATATGGTAAGTTTAAGAAAGAAAAAAGAGATAAAGAAATCCTCGCTAACTTAGAATTAGCTGATTATGTTACCACCACCACTGAAGTATTCGCTAAGGAGTTAAGAGCTAAACTAAATAAGGATAATGTTTTTGTATTACCCAATTCAATCGATCCAGAATGGATGGATCAATTTGTTGATAGAAGAAAGCCAAGTGAGGATGGTAAGGTAAGAATTACCTATATGGCAGGTTCATCACATAAATACGACCTTGAGCAATTAGAGGGTACTGTTAACCTTTTAAATGGTGATCCACAGACAAGAGGTAAATTTAAAATTATTGTTGCTGGTTGGGATATTGAAGGTAGAACAACTAAATATACTTTTAATGAGGACTTACATAAAGAACTAATTGATAGAGGTCTATGGGGTAAAAATATTGTAAAGGAGATCAATAGGGCTGATGGTAATGTTAATATGGTACCATCCATGCCTAATGACTTAAAGACTAAGTATTCAGGTAATATGATTGAAAAAAATGAAGAATCAATTAGACCTGAAGAAAGTGTATATAATGTTTATGAAAGAATACTGACTGATAATTATAAAATTATTGATGACGAAAAGCATATTAAACATCTTGGGGATTACTCGAAAGAAAAGTATGAAAATGAAGTAACTTATTCTAGGAGGTGGACACAACCCGCAAATAAATTCGCAAAGGTTCTTGATGAAACTGATATTAGTATCGCACCACTTGCAGATCATAAGTTCAACAATATGAAGTCAAATCTTAAGGTTGTTGAGTGCTGGTCAAGAAAAATCCCTGTTGTTGTGAGTGATATTGAACCATATAATGTAGATGTGGTGAATTGGGAGGAATGTGTTTTAATACCAAATAAAAAGAGAAATTATAGTGATTGGTATAAGGCACTTAAAAAGCTAATTCTTGATGAGGAACTAAGAAATAAAATAGGTACAAATCTTTATAATTTATATTCGGAAAAGTATAATCTCAAGAATGTAACTGCTAAACGTGCTGATTACTACGAACATATGGTCAAGATCAAAACCGAAGAATTAGAAAAAATAGAACAATAATTTTTTTTGATTGTATTTATTATATAAATAGATGTATATATGAAAAATAGAACATATGAAGAACTACTAATACCAAGGGTTGAGGATAGTTCGTTAATGAAGGTAATAAAGACTTTATTTGGAAATAAATTAACTGAAAGGGAGATAATAATTAATAAGATTTTATCTAATACTTATCACAATAGTGAAATAGAGCCAAATTATTTTATTGAGCATAGTGGATGGTTCAAAATGTTTTTTTCTTGGATTAGAAAGACTACCAATGATGTATTTCATTTAACTTATTTCCAAATAAAGACTTTATTTGGAAATAAATTAACTGAAAGGGAGATAATAATTAATCGGTTTTTATCTAATACTTATCACAATAACGAAATAGAGCCAAATTATTTTATTGAGCATAGTGGATGGTTCAAAATGTTTTTTTCTTGGATTAGAAAGACTACCAATGATGTATTTCATTTAACTTATCGAAATACAATTGGGTTGTTATTATTTAAAATAAGAAAAGCAAATAAAAAAAAATCAGTCAAATTAAAAATTAAAGAACTTAAAGAATTTGAGGATTTTAATAAAACACATCGTACTCAGAATACAACAAGAATACAAGTCCCTCATAATGAATTTTTTTCATTATTGAAAGACTTAAAACATGAAAAGAGTGATAGTTATTCTCTAAAAAAGTATTCTGGTTATTATGATAGTGTATTGAAGAAGGCTGATAGTATTCAGAAAAACAAATATGAAAAACAGAATTAAACATTTTTTTATAATATTAGGTATTAGGATTGGTATTCTACTTGCGAGACTTGAATTTGATCTTACAACATCTCATAGGGCTGTTAGTTATAATGAAGGTAAGTTTGAAATAGCCATAGTTCAAAAAAGTGCTCAAGAACAGCTTATTGATAAGTTAGTTGCAGGTGACAGGGATCAGCAATTTGTAAAGGATTTTTATGAAATACTAAAAAAAGCAGACGAATATGTAATGAATTCATCTGCCGAAAAAATGAGTGCTGACATGTCAAAATGGGGTATGTCTAGGTCTGATGAATATACATGGGGTGATAAGGAGTATTGGGAAAGTGGCGAAGTTGTTAAGTATGTTAATAAAAAAGGCAAAACAATCAGAAGAAGAGTCAAAAAGAAAAAGAAGCTTGGTGATGGTAAAATAACAACACATGAGGGATACTTTGATCCTAAGAGTAGGAACTATGGTAAAACACTAAGGGAGGCAATGAAGAGTCAGGTTGTGGATAGGGTGGATGATGAGTTTGATTATGAGGTTGAATTTATGGTTTCAGCAAAATCAACCAGAGTATCTCAAGGGTTTACAGATTTATCTGATGATTTTCTGTCTTATTCTAATCCAGATGATTCTACACCAGAAAGTATTAATCTCAAAAAGGTAGATCACAATAAAAAGAGAGCAATTTCTGTCTATAGGGAAAATAAAGAAATAAAAAATAAAATAGAAGACCTTACCGATTATCTTCATATTAAAAAAATGGGTTTAAATGTTAAATTACTTGAATTTTTCATACCTTTAAAGTATAAGGTTTTTGAACTTGAAGAAAATTCTACTATATTTAAGGAGTTAATCGAAAACACCAATATTGTCTATATTTATGGTGAGTATGGTGAGAATTTTGGTTATAAGGTAGGAAAATACCACAGTAGAAAATTAGAATCAAATGAACATTATGGAATAATTAGATTTACTGCTGAGTTAATTGAAAAAATTTAAATTAAAAATATGAGTGATTTTTTAAAAAAGATGAAAGAAAATCTAGATACTGGCAAGAAGCTATCTGATCTAGATGAGGTAAAAAAAATGAATGATATCCATACGATGGTGGAGACTGATCAATATAAAAAGGGGGAAGTAGAAAAAAACAATGAGAAAATCGAACGACTTACCGAAGATGAAGTGCTAACGATGGATTCAATTGAAGAATTTGATGTTGAAATAAGTAATGAAGAAGAAAAACTAAAATTGTTTGCTTCAATTATGAATTGTAAGTTGGCTTATTTACAAACTAAACAAGCACTTAAAGATCATGAAAATGCCTTTAATGTAGAAAAAGATAAATTCATCGGTGAGTTTGGTGAAGAAGAATTTAATAAACTTAGAGATTTAAATATATAATATGAGATATTGTGAATTAAGCCAAGACCTTCAAGTTGAATTTGATAATGTATTGGATTCAACTTCATTACCACATTGGATGGAGATAAAGGTTATCGATGACATTAAATTAAAAACAGACCTTTATCAGGTTAAGAAAGCTAATGATCTAATTTCTTTCTTTGCTGATAGTGATGTGAATATTGTTATTGTTGTATCTGAGGATACATTATATGAATTACCTATTGAATATAGGGCTTTAGCATTTGAAGAGATGTTGACTGGTATTAGTGTTGATGAGAATGATAGAATAAAAATCAGCAGCCCAGATATTTCAACTTTTAGTGGTATGCTAGTAAAACATGGTAATGAAAAAGTAATACAACTTAAAGAGTCTGTGAAGTCAATCTTTCAACAAAGAGACGAAAAAGAAAAGCAAGAAAAGGCATCAGCAAAATTAGTTAAGAAAAAAAATTAATTACTAATATTGGTCTATAGTTTGAAATCCGTCATTTGACGGATTTTTTTGTTAAATGTATTTATGTGTAAGGTATATTATGAAGAATATAAATATTAAATTTCCATTAGTTGATGATCCAGAAAAAAATAATTTTTGGGGCTTAAATACAATTACTAAGGATGCATTAAAATCAAACCTACTATTTTTGTTGATGACAGAGAAGGGTGAAAAATATTATGACCCTGAGTTTGGTACAAATCTATCTAGGTTTATTTTTGAACCTAACGATCAAGTCACTGATTCTGATATTCAAAAGGATATTAATAATTCAGTTAGGAACTATATACCTCAATTAACAATAACAAGAGTTAAAAGCACTGCTAATGAACATGATCTAATTATAGATATTGGTTTTAGTTATGATGAAGGTGTTTTCAGCGACAGTGGATCAATTCAAATAACATTCTAACATGGCGAATCAAATAAATTATACTAAAAGAACATTTTCTGAAATTAAAGAGGATTTAGTAAATTATGTAAAGGATTTTTATCCTGAAATCTATAGAGATTTTACTGATGCTAGTGTTGGTTCTATGTTACTAGACCTAAATGCAGGTGTTTCAAATAATCTTCAAATGAACCTCGATAGGGTTTTTCAAGAAACACAATTAAATAATTCTCAACAAAGAAGATCACTACTCAATATAGCTAAGACGTATGGATTAAAAATTCCAAATAAAAGACCTTCAGTAACAGTAGTTGACTTTAGTATAGAGGTACCAGTTAATGGTGACCAACCTGATTCATCATATTATCCAACAATTTCACCTAGTTCACAAGTAGTTGGCGGTGGGGCTACTTTTGAAACAATCGATATTATTGATTTTTCTTCCCCCGTTAACGCACTTGGTTCACCCAATAGGGCGATAATACCAATTAAGAATAGTAATGGTATTATTACTTCATATAGTATCACTAAAAGTGAAATAGTTGTTAATGGTGAAACTAGAATTCATAAAAGAATAATTAGAGGTAACGAAAGTAGAGAGTTTTTTAATTTTATCTTACCTGATCCCGATGTTCTATCGATAGATAGAATAATTCAATTGGAGGGTACTAATTACTCAAATAATCCTGATGAATCACAATTTCAAGATATTGAAAATATTTTTTATGAGGTGGATACTCTTTCAGATCAAAGGGTATTTGTGGAAAATAGAAACGCCCAATCGGAAGACATTGTTTTAAAGTCAGGTAGTTGGATTGATATCACAAAAAAGTTTACAAAAGAATTTACAGATAGTGGATTATGTAAGATACAGTTTGGTAGTGGTGACAATACACTTAATATCCTTGAAGATGGACTAATAAAGCAAGGGGTTACTTCAAATAGAATATTCCTCAATAACCTACTAAACAATACATCACTCGGTGAAAAACTTAAAAGAGATAGTACTGTATTTGTAAGGTACAGAACAGGTGGTGGTAGTAGATCAAACGTTGGTACTGATGTACTTACAAAAAAGGGTATAATTACAATGACCGTTAAGGGTAGTAGAGACGATATTAATAGAAACGTTAAAAATAGTTTATCGATAACAAACACAATACCTGCAATCGGAGGTAATGATGGTCTTTCTATTGAAGAAATAAGGAACCTTATTTCATACAACTATTCAAAACAAAACAGAAATGTAACATTAAATGATTATCTAACTCAGGTATATTTAATGGACGGTAAGTTTGGTGCACCGTTTAAAGTTACGTCATCTAAAGAAAATAATAAGGTTGTAATTTCGATTCTTGGTTTAGACTCGGAAGGTAAACTCAACAATACTTCTAACTCACTACTTAAGGGGAATATTGCAGAATACTTAAGTAATTTTAGAACAATCAATGACTATATTGAGATTAGAGATGGTAGAATTTATAATTTAGGTCTGAATGTAGAGTTATTCGTATCTAATGAGAATGAAACAACTATTGCCAATAATGTTATTAGAGCAATTGCAAACTTTTTTGATATTAATAAAAATAGAATTAATGAAGATATATTATTGGATGAGTTAAGAGGTAATATATTGGATGTTGAGAGTGTTTTAAATGTACTCAACATTAGTGTTTATAATAATGTTGGTGGTGTATATTCACAAAACACTACGGAACAAGAAATTATAGATACAACCACTGGTGAGATAAAAATCATCAATAATACCCTCTATTCGTCAAATGACTCGATGTTTGAGATTAAATATCCAAACAAAGATATTAGGGTATCTCTGAAGAAAAGAAAATAATGGAAAAAATTAGAAAACAATTTAAACAGTATGTAAAGCTGGAGACTGTTAGTGGTAGCACGTCCATTGTTCCTGATTTAGAAAAATTCTATAATTTTAATGTATTATTAGTAAATAATAATAAAGATTTTGGTATATTCACTAGTACTGATATTGATGATAGTGATGTTGATCTAGGTATTATCAATAACCAGATTACTGGGGAAACCAGAAGTAGACTTTATGAGATACAAAAAGCCAGTGGCAATTATTTTACTAGTGTAAGTATAAATGTAAATGGGCTTGATAATACACTTTCAACTGAGACAAGAAAAGTTTATTATATTGATGGTGCTGAATATATTGACGATTTAATCGAAAATAAAACCTATATAACATTACTTAGTGACGGTTTACATGATACGAATAATTTCAATAGTAAATTCTACTATATGGAAGATTCGTTAATTGGGAAATCGGAAAGACCTAGAATTAAGAAGGATGTATTTATAGATAGACAAGAAATATCAATATCTGAAGGTCACTATAGACTAACAGATATAACCACAATTGCTGATTTTAGTTATTATGGTGGAGGCAAGTTTTTTAATATAAAAGAAAATTAATATGAGTATAGGTAGTTATGGTACGGTTAGGGCATCAGATATAGACGTGAACGATCTTGAAATCTTTTTCACGTATACGCCAGATAGGAGCAGTGCTCCCACCGAAGTTTTTAAAATAGAAGACCCAACTGAGGTTTTAAGTGAATTACAGTTACCTGTTAATGATCAAGTTTCTGGAAGGGATAACATTTTGGGTGGGATGTATAATTTAAGATTACCTGCATCAACATTTAATGAAATTGGTATCTATAATATTTATGTTAGACCAAGAGTTATTGAGACATCATTAGTTGATTGTGGGGTTTTATCTGCACTACCAAAAGTTAAAGGATTAATAGTTAGTACAACAACTGGAGACTTACCTACTTCCTTCAGTGCGAATAACGCAATACAAGGTTATAAGATCGAATATATTGACGATAATGGTAATAAGGTTAGGAATCTAGCTAGGTACGTTGTAACGTCAAACAAAGTGGTTCCAGTGACCGAGAACATTGGTGATACTTCACAAACAGCAGTTAGATATAGATTTGATGATGCAGGTACACTACTTTTCTTACAGGTAACACCAAGTGCGTCTTCTACAAGTAAGCCGAACACACTTCCATTTATCGGTAAACCAAATCAAACTATTTTACTACAAAATACATTTGTAAACCCAATTTCTATTGAGGTAGAATTAGTTGAGAATGACATTGAAAGTCTAGTAAGCTATATTGCAGGTGAGCAAATAAAAGATAATAAAAAAGGTATTGTCACTTATTATGATAGTAATAGGGAGATTCTTAAGCAGTTTAATCTTTATCAGATCGATGATGATACCAATAACTCAGTTGAAACATTATATGAGGTTAAAGAAGAAAGAACAAACATCGACTTAACTCAAGATTTTGACGACATAACATCAGAAGTTTAATTTAGGCTGTGGCAAAAAGAAAAATTATAAATCGTAGTAATAGTGATTTAATTGGTAATAATTTCACTAATGTATCATCCGAAACTATTTTTAGTTTGGGTGATTTTAGTGTTGGTACTAATTTCAGTAAAAAAGTAACAAAAGATTTTTCGGAGTCACTTAGTTCATTCACCAAGACATTTACTCTTGATGAGTTAGAGTTAACTGACGACCAATCAGTAAAACTTAATAGCTTTACTACCAGTTTAAAACTTAATATTGACAGGGGTGATTTGGGGTCATATGTTAGATTTGGTTCGACATATGATAGGTTGAATAGTGCAATTGGGGGGGTAATAAAAAAATACCCAGCTAGTTTATTTCTATATGAAACGACCAATGTTGGTGTTCAAAACACCATAATTGACTATGATTATAATTTTAAGACAGATATTGCAACATTCAAAGTCCCATCTATTTATATTGTAAATAAATTTGGATTAAGTATTGACGATGGTAATTTCTCTGTTGGAGATGATGAAACCGAACTTTCAAACTTAAATCTATCCTTTAGGGACTATGTAATTTGGAGAAAAGATGATCCTAGCAACAATAAACATTCAATTATTGAGTTTACTGGTGATACTGCTAGTAAGGCATGGTTGGACGTTAAGGTAAAGGGTAACCCGTTCCCAACTGCTGCAACTAGCTCCGAATCTTTCTCATATCACATAAAACCATCTCCATTGAAATATAATGAAGTTAGGGAGGGTTTAGGTGATTTAGAGTCTTTTCTTATAAAAGAAAGACTAGAGGGACAAACTGGTTTCACAATAAGAATAAAGGAACCAGTTATTTATGAGAACGGTAAAATCAAGTATAATTATAGAAATCTAAAATGGTCTACAACTGATGGCTACAATTTAGATACAACTGGTGGTGAATTTGAAAGATTCGTTAAAGCAATGCTTGGAATTGGGAGTAATTTTGACAATGTAAAGACTGATCTAATAAATAGAATGTTGGTGCCTAAGTCATTTCTAAAGTATGACCAAACTGACGAACAAAAAGCAGAAAAACTACTAAGAATATATGGTAGGGAGTTTGATAATGTGAGAGAATTTATTGATGCATTAGCTGATATTAATACTGTGACATATGATAAGATAAATAACGCTCCTGACCTTCTTATAAAGAATTTAGCTGCTACCCTTGGATGGGAGTATTTTGATATTGTAAGTGAAAAGGAGTTTATTGGGGACGTATTGAACCCACAAGAGAAAAATGATTCACTTGATCTTAGTATATCAGAAATAAATATTGAATTATGGAGGAGAATACTAATAAACACTATCTCCATATGGAAGGGTAAGGGAACTAGAAATGCGTTAAGGTCAGTACTAGGTATTATTGGTATCCCAGACCCCTTCATTAATATAAGTGAATATGTTTATGTTGCTGAAAATGTAATTGACCCAACGGAACAAACACTAACCCTTGAAGATTTACCTTCAGCATCGTTACCATATAGTACAGGGGGTTATCCAATCGCACCACAAGAGAGTAATAGTTTCTACTACCAGAGTTCGGGCGATAGTGATAACGGTCAGACCTATATAAATCTCTATAGAAATGTAGGGTTTAATTTATCACAATATGTTGATAATAAAAAGTCATGGGTTTATGAAGAGGTTATAACGGAAAGAGCACATAGTACAACACCTAATTATTTTCAAAATGATAGTAGGTTAATTGTTAATACAAAAGAAATTGAAGCAACGTTAGATACCTCAAGAGGTTTAGAATGGGATGTGTTTAAATACAATAAGGATATTGATTTCCCAATTAGTTCAAGTGGTTTCACTAGACCAAATATATATATTAATATTGCTATTGATTATGGTCAGTCTTCTGACACATTCACAATACCAGAAGACCCATTAGGTGATATACAAGTAAGTTATAATGGTCTTACTTTAAATAAAGGAGTTGGTGAGAATGATGGTGACTACTATATTAATGGTAATAACTCTAGGGAAGTAATATTAAATAACGACATTTTAGCGTATAATAATGGAGGTACTGATATTGATTACATAACATTAACATACTTGAATGATCAAGATGATGGTGTGAATGGTGATTTTAGTGAGGTTTCATATGTTATACAAAAACCAGTTGTTTCTTCTGGGGGTACGTTAATTACATTACCCGAAGAACCAAGAGGTGATATACAATTAGTTGTTGATAATGTCACTTTGACTAAGGGTACTGATCTTATTAATGGTGATTTCATTATTAACCCAGTCAATAGAACCCAAATCTTAGTAAAATCACAGGGTTTGGCAGAATACTTACAAACAAACGATAATATTAGAATAAGTTATATTGTTGCAGGTGATGACGATACTATTAGTACTAGATCAGAGGCACATAGAGTTGATAATTTATCAAGTAGTAAATTTTATTACAATGTTGGTATAAATAGAAATGTTTACGTCTTGGATTTCAAGGCAATCGATATAAATTCAATAAAGATTACAGTAAATGGACTTACATTGCAGAATGGGAGTGACTTTGTATTGGATGGATCGAATAAATCATTAGTTATATTACCACCTAATATTAGTTTTGGTGATATTATTGGTGCTTACTATGTTATTGGTGATTCTAATTACTCACCACCATTGATTCCTGAGAATAGTGGAATTCCTGATATTACTGGTTTAAGTTTTCTAGAATATTTAGAGTTAATAACTAGAAAACTTATAAATGTAAAAACAACAAAAACTGTTACTAATCACGAAGGTGGTTTCTATCCGACAGTACTAAAGGTTTATGAGGATTATCTTAAAAGAAGCAAATTAGAAGAAGGAAGCTCACTTAAAAGTAATGGCTATGTATTTAACGATTTGAATCTTTTTATTGAGAGATATAGCTCTCATTTCCAGAAATTTGTTGATCAATTATTACCGACTACTATCATACAAAGAAAGAGTGGAGTACTTATTAGAAATAGTGCATTTACACGTCAGAAACACAAATACTTGAGAGGTGTTAATTTTGATCCAGAATTGGGATATTTGGGTGATGACGGTCAGGAATTTGTTAGAAAGATAACGCCTTCAGAATTTGAATGGAAAAATGATACTATATGTAAAATAGAATAACTATATTTAACGTATTAATGATATTATAGTATGAAATTTTTAATTGCAACCCCCGATGTCGAAAGATTTCTTTGGCAGATGTTAGTCCAAATAAATTCATTTGAAAAAATGGGTTACCTAAATGATCTTATTTATGTTGTGGGTAAACAACCCAACGTAGATATTAGTGAAAATCTAAAGATAATAATAGAAAACACAAAAGCTGAAATTTATATATATGATGATACTAGAGGTAGGGTTAATTACACACCCACCTTAAGACCTCATATTCTAAAGAAATTTTTTATTGAAAATTCCGACATATCAAATGATTGGTTTTATACTGATCCTGACGTACTATTTACACAAAAAATTGATTTTAGTAAATACTTGGGGGACGATAAATGGTATTTAAGTGATACTAGGTCATATATTGACTCAAGATATATAAAAAGTAAGTCTGAAGAATTATTCAGGGAAATGTGTAATATTGTTAATGTTGATCCTGTTGAAATTGAGAATATGGATGACTCGGCAGGCGGTGCACAGTATTTAATGAAGGGTATTGATTATGAGTTTTGGAATAAAGTAGAACGAGATTCTGAATTATTATATAATCATATGGTAACCACAAAACATATATACTCTCCTGATCACCCAATACAAGCATGGACAGCAGATATGTGGGCAGTATTATGGAATGGTAAATATTTTAAAAATGAAATTAGTATTGCAGATGAATTTGATTTTTCTTGGGCTACAGATTCAATAACAAAATGGGAAGAGAAAAAAATATTTCATAATGCGGGTGCTACAGATCAGAGTGATTTTTTTGTAAAAAATAGTTATGATACAATAAAAAAGGTTTTTAGTGATGATTTTTCATTTGTTAATGAAAATAATATCACATTTAATTATGTAAAGGAAATAATGGATACTAAATCCAAATATGGTGAATTGTTTAAGTGATGAGTAAAGTTAATACAGGAGAATCTAGAAAATATTTAATAATAAAAACAGCAACAGTTGATAATGGTACTACTGGTATCACAACAACACAGGAATATAGTCTACTTAATGCATTTACAGGGACAACCACTACGTTTTCTAGTATAACGCAACAAGAACTAAGTGAATTGGTTGATGGTGATTATAACCATAGAGTGGAAGAATTTTTAGGACTTCTTGATATTGATGACGAGACAAAAGTAGCATCATTAATATCTCAATCTACAGAAGAAAACATCACTTCATGTCCAATACCAATAACCACCACAACTACTACCACAACACCACCAACTACTACCACAACACCACCAACAACTACTACCACAACAACCATACCGCCAACAACTACTACAACTACTACGACCACAACAACAACAATTGCACCAGTAAACCCAGTTATTTTCCCTTCTGTTACAGATGCAGGGAATTTATTGGGAGCTAATAGGATTTTAATTGATGATACTAACTCCAGCTCATTAATTCCAAGCGGAAACTTATTTGCAGTTAGTTTTACTACTGATAGTATTAATACACAACAAGGTAATTCAGCATCACCATTAATTGCAAGTGTACCATTTTCTATTAGTGTTGAGAGTAATGGAAATTTAGTTGATTTTAATATTCAAGCATCTAATAATGTTAATAATATATCGAATAACCCAACATTTGTGGATACGATATTATTACAAAACTTAAGTCTATCTTCTGGTTTTAATGGTGACGCATATATTATTTTTGGTGTAAATGCAGGTTCGTCATTAGGTCAGCAATTCGGAATAACAATAACTTCACAGAATGGTGACTTAGCTATCCTCTCAGATGGGAGTGATACTGCATATCAATTAAACAGTAGTGCAGGTACCACGTATGGTTACACCACTATAAGCGCAACATCGGTAACAGTCTTAAAAGCAGCACAAGATACATTAATCCCTAGTGAGGGTGAGGGTGAAGGTGGTAATCCTGCACTTATTGGGGATGTAGTCTAGTGGAATAGAAATAATATAATAATCTATAGTGTATTTATATAAAATAAAAGATTATGTCATTTATAAACGATGAATCAGTAGTAAGGGTTAAGCTTACTAACAAAGGTAGAGACCTATTATCAAGAGGAGAACTAACGTTTAAGAAATTTGCTGTTGGGGATAGTGAAATTGATTACGAATTCATAAAGAATAGCGGTCTCCCTATTTCAGAGACATCAATTTTAAGACCAAAGGATAATAATCCGTCTATTGTGTCTTTTATTTATAAGACAGAAAACACCATAACAATTAATGACCTACCAAGTGTTTCTACAATACCTGCAACAATTTCTAATAGTACAACAGAAAGAGGATTTTTTAATTTAAATGAAGACGAAAATTTCTCAATAAAGAACGATGTACAGTATATAAAGCAATTTGATTGTAAGTTTATTTTAGCGGATTGTGATGGTACTGAAACCATTAATCTTTATAAGTCTTCTAGTTATTTAGTAAATAGTGTTGAACCTGTTATTGGTGACTATATTTTAGTTAAATGGGCATCACCAATTAGTAGTGGCTCAACAGTGGGTGATTTTAGTATTGATAAAAATGATCCATATTTATGGTATAAAATAGAAGACTCAACTGGATCACTAACTGCAAATAATTTAATTGTGACATTAGATAGAAATCTACCTAATTATAGTGGTGCAACTAGTGGTTCAAGTGCAACTGAGGCTCAGGTGATGGTTTTCCCTAATTCAAATAACAGGGAGACTGAGGGTGATAGCGTGAATAATTACTATGGCAAGCCTTACATTACTGACTTTATTGATCAAGCAACATTAGGGTTTTTTGAAAATTCAATTCCTGTTGTCGATGTACCAGTTTGGAACATGCATATTATTCATACTAAAGAAATATTAGGTATTGATCTTAATGACATTAAATATAATAATCTAAAAAGTAGAAATTACGCTGGGTTTGTGTCATATATTCAAAACCAAAATAAAATATATGATAATTTAGGTATTGTCCACTACACCAATCTCTCTCCAAATAATCATTATGGTGAGAGTCTATTAGAATCAACACCAGTTTTAGAATTACCCACAATTATGTGGCATAAGAATACCTCGATTGGCTTAACGTTATCTTGTGATATAACACCTAAATATCTTAGTGGTATTAATATTCTTTATTATGATTTAATTGAGGATAATGGTAATGTAGTAGGAAAAATGTTTAACGATTTAAAATTATTTGTAATTGAGGATCAGGAATTATTAAAAGCAATGTCCTATAAATCAAATCGTAACTGGACTCTACCTAGAATAAGTGGTGGGTTGAATATTGTAAAATGTGATTAAAAATGGCGAATAAAATATATTATACATACCAATTAGAAAGCGATCCATATGAAGATAATATTTCTTTAGGATATATGGATGCAATACATTGTGATTATGTGGGAGTAATTAATACTGAATCATTATCAGGAGTAAGCATTAGTTTATTTTTTGATAATATTGAATTTCCATTTTTAAATGACACAATTAGCGGTGCAACTAATCAAGGTTGGTCAGCAAACAGATTAAATGCATTAATACAAATTGTTGAAGACGGAAATGAGTTATTATCTAATGCGTGGAAAACAATGGATATTACTAGCCAAATTCCCAATCATACTGTGGGTAATCCAATAAGTCCCACTAATCTAACTGGTGTCTTGTTTAATATTAAAATAGAGGACTATGATGCATCAGAAATATATAATTTGGACTATCTATCGTATCCATCAGATAATGTCTTAGACTCCAATAAAATGGCACTAGGAGAAGAGGTTTTTTTCTTTGGGAACGTAAAGACAGATATTCAAGCAACAATCTATACAAGCGATATTCCAATAGTATTGCCATTGAGTGAATTTAATCAGACAACTAATCCAACATGGGATGGTAATAGTGAAGTTGCAATTAGTGAAATTGGAATTTATGATGATAATAACAATCTTGTGGCTATCGCAAAGCTCTCAAATCCAATAACAAAAGACAATAATACAGCAAGAACAATATTGGTTCAGTTAGATTTCTAGTTCAATTATAAAAATTTATTTTTTTTTCCAAAAAAGTAGTATTTATTATAAAATACCCATTATGGAAACAATGAATCAAACAAAGCCGAAGTCAGTAATAATTAATGGTGACTTACATCAGCAATTAAAAAATCACTGTAAAGAGAGGTCTCTAAAAATAGGAAGTATAATTCAAGAACTTATTAGGTTATATTTATATAAGCCTAAGCAACTAAGAGATATGATAGAAGAAATGCATAGAAACAATGACTAATAATTACTACATATCATTCGACATATCTACAACTAACGTAGGAATATCCCTATGGGATGAATCAGGAGTATTGGTTGAGCTTAAACACCTTGCATTAATAGTAAATAAAAGCGTACCACAAGAGGAAAGAGATATAGAAAAGGCAGTATTATTTACTGAGTACATATCTACACTAAAGAAACAAATAGAAGAATTATATGATGCTAATATTATTGAAGTTTTTGTTGAAGCACCACTAAGTAATACACCGAAGAATATAAATACTACAGCACTATTATTAGGGTTTAATGGTATGTGTAAGCTAAAATTATATGAGGTGTTTGGCGTTAAACCTAAATTAATTTCAATATATGACTCAAGAAGGTTATTTTGTCCAGAATTAATTGTTTTTGATAAGAGAACAAAAAAACATGTCCTTAGATTCCCAGAAGGATATAAAAGCAAAGAGAAAAAAGAATATATAAGACAAAAAGTTGCTACGTTAGAACCTAATATCGAATGGTTCTATACCAGAAATAACACAATAAAAGATTCCTCATATGATATGAGTGATAGCTACTGTGTTGGTATTTCTGGGCTAATAACAATGGGTATTATTGATCAAGAGAAAGTTTTTTTTAATCCATAAGTTTGCATTAACCAATAATATCAATAGATTTGTAGAACATTAAATAATTATTTAGAACAAGTTAAAAATTTATGATAGGAAATGAAAGAATTGAAAGTGCAATCGAGATCATTAATTGTGCAATCGAAAATAATATTTCTGTGGGTGATGCTTCCGTTAAATGCGGTAAGGGCTATACCTACTTCAAGAATACTAAGCGTGAAATAAAAAACCAAGTAGAAACTCTTCCTGAGAATTTATATTTGGAGTTTAGTGATAAATTAAAATTTTATAATGATTTGAGGACTACAGCAACATACGTTGGTAGCAACCCCAAATTAATTAATAATACTCTAAGTTTAGAAAGGGATGATTTCTCAAAAGACAAAATCCCACTAAACTCCACCTCAATTAAAGAGGATGAAAAGGGGATAAATATTTCTATTGTTGAAGGTAATGCACAGAGAATTAAATCTCTGGGTGATTTACTAACTCAAATGAATGTTGATACTAAGCAATGGGATATAAAGGGGCACATCGTAAATACTTGGGAAACTGCTGCTGTAATTGATGGTGAGTGGTCACCACATACGAACTACCAAGTAAAAGCAAGATTAGAGAAGTATAAGCAGGTGAAGGATGCCGAAACGTTTGCAGATGCATTTAAGAGACTAATAGAGGGGTATACACCACCAAAGGTGAGTGCAGATATTGTTCAAGGTATCAATAACGATCCAATGTCAGATAACTTACTTGAAATATCACTATTTGATTTACATATCGGTAAATTAGGGTGGTCTGGTGAAGTTGGTGAGAATTATGATAGTGGAATTGCTAGAAAAAGGTTTATCGGTACGATTGAGACCTTACTTAGGCAAGCAACTGGATTTGGCTATAAAGAAATCCTATTCCCAATAGGTAATGATTTTTTCAACTCTGATAATCAATTCAATACAACAACTAAGGGTACGCCACAAGACGAAGATGGTAGATGGCAAAAAACATTCAACCTTGGTCACACACTAATTACTGATGCTGTAACTATTTTAAAAGCAACGGGTGTTCCCGTTAAGGTTATTGTAATACCGGGTAATCATGATCAGGAAAGATCATTTTATTTAGGTGAGGTAGTAAGTGCGTTTTTTAAGGATGATAATCAAGTCGATGTTAATAACTCCGCAATGACTAGAAAGTATATTAAGTGGGGTGAGGTACTTTTAGGATTTACACATGGTAATGAAGAAAAAGAAAACGCACTACCTATGCTTATGGCTAAAGAAGCTAAACAAGAATGGTGTGATTCTAGATATCATGAATGGCACTTAGGTCATTTTCATAAAAAGAAAACAAGTAAGTATACCATATTGGATAAGTCAATCGTGATGAATGAAGAGTTTGGGGTGATTGTTAGATATCTATCTTCATTGTCTGGTACTGAAGAATGGCACTATAAGAAGGGTTATGTTGGATCACATAAGGCAGGTGAAGCATTTGTATGGAATAAAAGATTCGGTATGTTAGGACATCTAAATGCCAACTGGATTATTAGTGGTGATGAGCTATAAATAGTGAATTTATTACATAAAAAAAGGGATAAACTAATTGTTTATCCCTTTTTTTATTCTTTTTTATAATTACTTAGTATTTATAATAAATAATTATAAAGTATTATGGCTAAAGTAAAAGTAAATAACGAGTTTAGTGAACTAGATGATTTAATTGGTAAAACACCTAAATCAAGTACACCAAAAAAAGAAACACCTGAAATAAGGAAAAATAGTAATGAATGGTTGAAAACCGAAAATAAAAGACTAGCAAATGAAGTTTCTAGACTTAGAAAAGAGTTGGTAGGTAAAACACAGCAATTAAATGCAGTGGCAGCACCTGTCGGATCGGTAGATTCACAGGTTGAAAAACTATTTCTTGTATTTTTTAATAATTTCAGAGGGAATAATAAAACAAAGACACCTTATAAATTTATACAAATGACACACCCTACTGGTACTGGTATTTTGGATGAATTTGTAAAAACTTTTCCGTTTTTGAAGAAATATAGTGACAAAAAGTAGTATTTAGGAGTGCTATTCTTTATATTTGTGATATGCAAATTAAAGGAAAGGAGTTTCATCACATCATCAAGAAGATTTTTGGTGATGTGAGAAACTACGTTACTTCTGAACAGATACAAGTAAATTGTCCTAAATGTCAAGAAAGGGCAGGACTTAACGTACCTGATGGTAAATTTAATCTTGAGATTAATACGGCTAAAGGTATGTTCAGGTGTTGGAAGTGCTCTCCTAATTTTTCTGGTAGCTTAGGTAAGCTAATAAGAATATATGGCACCAGTGATAATATTGATGAATTCAAAGAGTACGGTTCATTTGTATTTACTGATGATAGCTACGATACCGAGGAAGTCATTAAGCAAATACTACTACCTAAAGAGTTTGTTAAGTTAGTTGATATTGACACCACCAACCCATCCCACATGGAGGCATATTACTACGCCACCCAAGATAGAAAAATACCTTACGAATTTATAGAGAAATATAATATTGGATTTTGTGCCAGTGGTCGCTATAAGAATAGATTAATTTTACCATCATATGATTTTGAAGGGAAACTTAATTATTTCATAAGTAGAGCAATTCATAAAAAGATGAAACCTCCATATTTAAATCCAAAGTTAGCGGAGAAACAAAAAATATTATTTAATGAATATTATGTTGATTGGGATAGAACCATTATCTTAGTAGAAGGTGTTTTTGATGCCATTAGTTTAAATATTTGTGGATTAAATGCGGTACCACTTCTAGGTAAAACACTATCAAATGCATTTTTTGATCGTGTAATTGAAAGAGATTTAGATATTATTATCGTGTTTGATCCCGATGCAATGAAAAACGCAATTGAGGTGTTACAAACATTAACAAATATCTATTATGATAGGTTGGATAAAGTTAGAATTGTAGAACTACCTGACGATTCTGATGATATTGATAAAATTAGAATCGAGGGAGGTAAAAAGGAAATACTGAAGTACTTATATAGTGCTAGAGAAATAAACAATAAGGATTATTTATTACATAACAAGTTTCATAACTATAAAAATGTTGACAGATTATATACAAAATGGTAAAATAATAAATGAGAATTCTTTCTATGACGAAATAAAAAATGTTATCGAGGTCTTTTTGAAATCAAAATTTATGTGGAACCAAACCACTGAGGATGATATATCTGAAATTATTACTAAGATTTTCTTAAAAATACATACGTTTGATGAAAGTAAATCAAACATAAAAACATGGTCATGTACGATTGCAAAGAACCATATTTATGATAAACAAAGAAAAAATATAAATCAAACAACATTTCTTACCACTGTAGGTGAGGTAAATTTAGATACGATAATTACTGGGTCGAATACTCTTACTGGGTCGAATACTCTTACTGCGTCATCAACCAACACAACATCTAGCTACACATTATATAATTACACAACATCAAATACTTGTCTAGATATTACACTAGACGACATTAAAAGTCAAGTATCTACAACAGCCAGTATTAGTAGTGAGGATTTTCATATGATGAGTATGAAATATTATTATGGTTATAGTTATAATGAGATTGGTACTGAATTTAATGAAGAGCCAGAAAAAATCAGTAATAGAATAAATTATATAAAGAAAAAAATTAAGGGGGCTTAACCCCTTAATTGATCTCAATTTTCTTAGGTTTATTTTTATTACTTACCTTCAATTGAATTGATAATATTCCGTCCCTGAGAATAACTTCATTAAGGCTATAAACGTTTTGCTTAGATTTAGCAACATACTCAGATAGGGTATTAAGATTTATTGTGAACTACCCACTGACAGCAAGCTGATCAGATGGGCTTCAAGTTTCATAGACTCGCCTAATGGCAACGCCTCCACTTGTTTTTGTTTATCCTCCGATTGCATCCCAAAACCAGAGTTAATTATTGCAAATATATATTAAATATAATTAATATACAAATTACTTATTAGTAAATATTTTTTGTCGCTTACATCCCATCGACTAAAGATCGATGGGTTTTACGCTCCTTTTTATAAATTTATCATTTTTTATTGAATTAAAATTCCTTATTAATGTTTCGTTCTTGTTTCTTGGTTTGGGTTCTTTTATGTTAAAAGCGATTTCGTTATTCTCTAATAAAACCTCAATATCATCTTTTTTGATACCAGCTACGTTAAAATTAATCTTTAGGTCATTATTTTCGTTTTTAATAATTTCATGATCAATTTCATGATTAGTCATTACCTCTTGAAAAAGAGAATTAAATGGGTGATTGTTTAGTATATGTCTCATAATTTTGTATTTTTACAGCATATAAGTAAAATTCATACCAATAATTATAACAAGTAATTTTATCAGAATTTCATAAGAAATAATAATAAATAAAGACATTATGGCAGTAGACATATCAAAAATTGCTCATTTAGCAGACATACACATAAAAAAATCACCATCAAGACACGAAGAGTATAGAGAAGTATTTGGAAGAACATATAAATCATTAGAAGAAAGAAAACCAGATAGAATACTTATTGCAGGTGACTTGGTACATGATTATATTGATATGCAACCAGAACTTATGATCTTGGCAAGTGAGTTTCTAAATAACCTTGCCAAAATCACTAAAGTTATTATCACTAGGGGTAATCATGATATAAGAAAGAATAATCTAAAAAGAGTTGATGCTATCGAAGCTATTGTTAGATCAATGGATAACGAAAATATTCTATATCTTAATGAAACTGGATTTTTTGAAGATGAGAATATTGTTTGGTGTGTTTGGAAACATGGAACTAAAAAGAACTCCCCTTGGGAAATAGTTGAACACACAAAAGATAAGACCAAAACATATATTGATATATTTCACGACCCAATAAATGGTGCTAGGTCACCAGATAACTTTGAATTTAAATCAAAAGTATATAAAGGATTAAGTCAATTTAAGGGTGATTTTTTATTTGCTGGTGATATTCATAAAAAACAATTCTTAGATAAGAATAAAGCATATTGTGGATCATTGGTTTGTCAAAACTATGGTGAGGGTGATGGTGATTTTCATGGGTATTTATTTTGGGATATTAAAACAGGTAAGGTTGAGGAAGTAGAAATAGAGAATAATTATTCTTTTAATAATGTTGCGGTAAATAGATTTACTGACTTTAATGACCTAGATATTGAACTGGATAGTAAGACTAAATTCAATAGAATTCGTGTAGTATGGAAAACCCTACCAGAGACTAGAACAACACAAAACGAAAGAGCAGTAGACGACTATTTGAATGTAACACATAGTCCAATTGAAATTAAACACAAGTCAGAATTCATTGAGGGTGATAAAATAGAAGAGCAAACAGACGAAATTTTAGAGTCAATTACAACTCAAACAACGCAACATAAAATATTTAGAGAATATCTAGGGGAGATTGGTTCTGATGATGATATAATTGAAGAAGTCATTAAACTAGATGATGAAATATCTCAAATGACAGAATTGGAAGAACTAACCAATCTAACGTGGACGATACATAGAATTACTGGTAAAAATTTCATGTCATATGATGAATTTGATGTTGATTGGTCAGGTAATGATGGGTTATATCAAATAACAGGTCAAAATACAGCGGGTAAAACCACTTTATTGAAAGCCATCTCATATGCACTTTATGGTAGGTCATTAGAAACAGAGAGGAGAGTTAAATATGGAGACAGTAGATTCATTAATAATAGAACCAATGATGATAAGTGTATTGTTAGTGTATTATTTGAATGTAATGGAAGATATTATCGTATTGAAAGATCAACAAGCATAGGTAGGAATAAAGAAAGGGAAATAAACAAGGCAACAACAACAGTTTCCTACCATACCCTTCAAAATTTAGATGATGTAATCAGTGATGAAACCAATGTAGATAACTTAACTGATGAAAGAAAGGAATCAACACAAAGGGAAATTGATATGGTGCTTGGTTCCTTTGATAATTTCAAGAGAACAGTACTTACAACATCAGACACATTAAATGAATCACTTTCAACAGACCCTGCAATATTCACGGACTCATTATTATATGATTCTGGTTTGGATGTGTTTGATAAGAAATTTGAATCATTTAAAAATTATGAGAAAGCAATAAATAGTGGTGCTAGACTTAAAGTAGACCTTGATAAGGTTAAGGCAAACATTTTAGATATTGAGGGGATAGTTGACGAAAAAAAGGATAGTCTCAATGACCATAGGGATAATATTTTGGTGACCTTAAATGAGAGACGAAAAAAGGGTCAAGAATTCATAGAAGAATTGTCTGAGACATTGTTTCAAATAAATGATGTTGATGAAAATTTTGATCTGGACTCTGTGGAAAGATCAATAACCACATACAAGAACGAAATTATATCTCTAGAGGAGAATAAGCGTAAGTTAGAGACACAAATAGATATATTACCTAGTTCATATGAGGAAGAGAAACTAAGTGCCTTAGAACTCAAAAAAGAGGTTATAAAGAATACAGAATTTGAACTTAGGTCGGAAAATAGGACAATTGAATCAAATATTATTGTTGATAGAAATTCTATTGAGGTGATAAACGGTAATATTAAAAGATTAAAGCAAGATGGTGTAAAGATTAAAACCGAGATTAACGATCTAAAAAATAGTACCAATTGCCCAACTTGTAATCAATCACTGGGTGATGATCATATTACACACATTACTAAAGGCATCAAAGGTAAGGTGGTTGAGGCTAAATCTATTGCAGAAAAAATATATGCAGAAGAAAACAAGAAACCATCTATTGAAAATAAAATTCAAGAACAAAGAGATACTATCAATAGTAATGAAGAAAAAATTCACAATAATAGTCTCAATTCTGAGAGTCTTTTACTTGAAATTAGTGAGATTAAAGAAACAAAAGACGGTGTAGATAAAAGGAGAACACTTGAATATGAGATTGCTACTGTTGACCCTAAAATGGAGTCTCACAGAAGTAAAATAGAAGTTCAAGAAAAGGATATTAGTATTTTTAAAAATAATGAAATCAATATTACCAAAAATAAAAAAACAAAGGAAAGAATTGCTGCGGGAAAGCAAAAACTTACTGACATTGAATTAAGGATAAGATCGATAGAGTCTGAAATTGGTTTTTTTGAGATGGATATTAAATTAAAGGAGAATGAAATTCAATTATATAGAAACGAGGTTGAGGAATTTCTTATTCAAGAAAGAGAAGATTTAATAAGGTCAACCTATAAGAAATGTATTCATAGAAGTGGATTACCTACACAACTACTAAAGAAATATTCAATACCAAAAATCAATAAAGGGCTAACAGATTTATTATCGGGTTTAAATTTTGACGTATGGATAGATTCTACCGAATTAAAACCTAAACTAGCATATAAGAATAGAAGAGATTCTGTTATTGATAGTATTAGTTCATCAGGTAAGGAGAGAACATTTGCTAGTGTGGCATTGAAATATGTATTAACATTAATTAATGTTAAATCAAAACCCAAACTATTTTTGTTGGATGAGGTAATGGGTAAATTAGATGAAGAGAGTGTGATTGAATTTAAGGAGTTATTACACACAATTAAAAACTATAAAGATAAAGTAATTATAATTGAGCACAATCATGAGGTCGATCCAGATTTCATAATTGAAGTGAGTAAAAATCAAGATGGTATTTCTGAATTAGTAATTAAATGAGAGACTTAAAAATCGATAAAAAAAGTAGAAGACTAGACGGTAAAAAGTACTATAAGACAAAGTACACAAAGACCCAAATAATACTTGGGTCAACCAATAGGTATGATAATTTCTATTACCTAAATCAGAAGTCTAAAATAGGGGGAGGGTCAAAAGATAGTAATGCATATACTATCTCTAGAGAAGGTATTATTTACGAACATTTTGATCCTAAGTATTATACCGACTTTATGGGTGATAAGAGTATTGATAAGGGATCAATTAGTGTAATGCTTGAGAACATGGGTGGACTTACTTATAATTTTCTTACTGATACGTATAGAAACTGGGAAAATAAGGACTGTGATGATAACCTAAAATACGAAAAAAGATCAAAGGGATTTCAGTATTGGGAATCATATACTGAGAAACAAATAAAATCAACATTTGACCTTTCTAGATATTTATTGGATGAGTTTTCCATTGAGAATTCGTGCATTGGTAATAATAAAATTGTTGCAAGTGATAGTATTGAGTTTTTTAATGGTGTTGTTTGTAGATCGAACTACTCTGTTGATTATCTTGATCTTAACGATTCTTTTGATTTTAGGGAATTGATGAATGTAATAGAAATTTAAAGTATTTATATAAAAATATATAATGGATTATAACGATACTAGAAAGATGCTTAGGTATATGAGGGGTAAAGAGAAACCTCAAAACCAAACTAATGAGTCCCCAGAAAAGAAAGAATTGTCAGTAAGAGACATGCTTTCAATTACTAGGCATAAAAGAATAAACGAATCTCAATTACCAATCGATGTTCCTGAATTAGATCAGAAGACTGAGGAGGAGAAAATGAATAACGCATTTAGAGAGTTTCAGGTTTCAATAGAATATGATGATCTTGTATTATTTAGAAATGCGGTTGCTTTTAGTGGTAAAATAGATGAAAAAATAGGTTTTCTATTTACAGTATCTCCAGATGAGGATCAATCAAAATCTAGCTATGAATTTACTGAGGACTTCGATGACTCAAACCCAGAGAATCAAAAAGTTATAAATAAATTGGATAGTTATTATGATGAATTTTATGTCTATTGGAGGGATGAAAAATTATAAAATTAATTTAAATATTATGAAAAATAAACTAGAAAAAGCAACAGTAATCGTAAACACAATAAAATCAAGACTAGGTGAGAGAGTAATAATGATTCTCTTGTTACTAGTTGTTGGATTCCTATTATATAAAGGACAGGTAAGAAAAGATAAATTTAAGGCTGAACTTCAACAAGAAAAAAACCTATCAACGGCATTGGCTGATAGTATTAATACCTATTCAAATAGAAATGGTGAACTTGTTATAGAGAAAAGAACCCTTCAAACTGATCTTAGGAGACTTGAAGATGGTAATTTTGATTTAACACAAAATCAAGAAAGGTTAGTTGATTTAGTTAATGAGAAGGAGAAAGAAAATTCGGTATTGGCAGCAGCGGTTGCAGAGGGTGGAATATTAATCGATTCATTAAATAGTGAATTAGGCGAACTGAATGTAATAGCAAACAATAGTAATGTTACTATTGACGATGCTGGTTCAGATGTAAATTTTAAAAACAATTCAGATGTTGATTTCCAATTCGATATTACTATTAATAATGTAAAATCAATTCCTTCTTTAGAACCCCAATTAAACTTCAATAGTATTAATTTTCCAAATACACAGGAGATTTCTTTTCAGTGGGAAGATAATAGAAGAGAAGGATTTCCAATAACATTTAACATATCTAATTCGAATAGATTTTATAAGACATTAAATATTGATAGTTATGCTATTCCAGAACTAAATAAGCAAGACCTAAAAAGAAGTACTTTTGGTAAAGTATGGGACTTCCTGAAGGGTAATGGTAAGTATATTGCCGTAGGTGGTGTTGGGTATTTACTTGGTAATGCAATAGGAAAGTAAATAGATATGATTTGAATTAGGAATAGAGGGAGTTTACTCCCTTTTTTTATAATATTGAGTATTTATAATTAAAAGTAATGGCTAAAGATTTAACCCAAAAAGAAGTAACCGATATAGTGAAAGACGAAATTAAGTCATTCGCTAGAAATGAGTTAACTAAAGAAATCGAAAAAATACTAACATCTGGTAAGGGTAATGATGTCATGAAAGATGAAATAAAAGCAGCACTCTCTTCACTATATAAGTTTATGTGGACAAAAAGAGATGTATGGAAAAGTAACATAAGATAAAGTATAATGGATAATCCAATCAGAAAAGAACCAACAGAATTAGGTAAAAGCTTTGAAACTCAAACTAAGTTTGCTAATACTAATGCACAATTTAATATTAATGAAGTGGACAGGGCACTTAATGAGAAAGAGGAGTCATTAAAGAAAAAAATCTTTAGTCTTGATAGAATGGAAGCTCTGGTTCATACTGATCCTAAATTATCATCAATATATGCTGATATGTCTGAAGATGGGGAAGAAAAATATGGTTATCATCATAATGAAACCGTTATGAATATCATATTCAATGACCATGTACTGAACGATGCAACATATCTACGGAAATATAAAAAAGCTACACCTCAAGAGAAAAAAAGAAGAGACCAAGCAGGTATAGATAAACTAAAAAAAGATTTAAATCCTGATTCAGAGAAAGAAGAGAAAAATGAAGTAAAAACTCATGGTAATTTTTCTGTTGTTGATGGGTTTGGTTATGATCAAGAAAGAGACGGTACTATGGAAACAAAAAGAAAATATGACGTTGATGAAACAACAAGTGCTGGCGGTGCCCCTACTGCTGGTGGCGGTGCTCCTGCAAGTGGTAGTGGTTCATATGAAACTCCCTATGCTTTTAGGGGCAATAAAAAACACGCAGTTCTTGATAAACCTTTATGGCAAGGTGGTGAAATTCTAGAAAATCATATTACTGACCCTAAGTTATTTAAAATGATTTTTGAGTCATTAGATAATGAGAATGAATTAGATGAGGCTGAGATTGTTGAAACTCAAGGAGTACATCGGCTTAAACCTGATGAATTAATGGGATTAGCTAATGAAGTTGGTGACTCTGAGAATCCAGAAAGAATTTTGAAGTCTTTTATTGGGGCAAGAGTCGAGACTAAGGGAAATGTTGATGAATATGGTAATTCACTTTTACTTGGATATAAAGCGATATACGAACAGGTAAAAACACTTATTGATTCTTATAGATATCAAGAGGGTACTGATGAATTTTCTAATTTGTATGATTTATTTCAGGTACTTGGAAACGGGATTGGTGATATGACAAAAACTAGTGGAATCACTACGCCTGAAACATTTTCTAATGTTCATGAAACAGACGATACTCCCAAAGAGGAAATTCATGAGGCTATTGACGGAAGTGCAGTTAGAGAATATCATTCACAAAGAAGTGGTGAAGAGCCATTCGAAATCAGAGGAGAAAAATGGCAATATGTAAATGTTATCGATAACGGTAAGGTTGATATTGGTGTATATAAATTTAATCATGACATCGCATATTCATATGAATGGTTTAGAGAAAACGTTTTAGGTGAATCTAATGGTGGTGTAAATGAGAATCCAATTGTTGGTGCTATGGCTAGAGGTGCGGGTATGGCAGTAGCAAATAAGATGATGGAAGATGAGGATGTTAATGAAGTTAGCTTTAACACAGCACATGGTGCAGTAAATAAAGCAGTAGATTACCGTCAGATAGGTAGAGGAGAAGATTTAAGTAATACATATTATAGAGAATATCTAGGTGCTGAAGTAAATGATTACGGTGGTACAATTAAATCAATAATTGCAATGCAAGATACTATTACCGTAGTTATTAAGTATGATATGAGTCACTATAATAGTGATGATCTAAGAGGTATGGTTACACGTCTAATGTATGACATTAGTGATGATGAATGGCAATACAAAAAGGGTAACACAATTGATGATATAAGAGATATATCGTTAAGCAGGAAAGTAGCGAGGTTACTCTCAAAGATTAGTGTTGATGCTAATCCAGAAACGAAATATTCACACATTAATGCAAATTTTATGGTTGAATCAATAATTGATGAAAAACCAGATTCAATGGCAAGAGAAAGAGATGGTGGTCAAATGGGTATGATGGGAGAATCTGAAGAAGTGAACGAAGATGGATTCTGTAGATCAGATGAGCTTCCTGTTATCGGAAAATTCAAAGGCGAAGATGGTGCTTGTAGGAAAAAGAGCACACAAAAAGATGAAATGATGAAAGGCTCTGGTGATCGTAATCTAAAACAAAGAAAGAAGAGAGAAACAGAAGACCAAGAAAGAAGAGACAATCAATTCAAAAAATCAACAAAAAAGAAAGAAGAATTACAAAACGAAAATATTATGATGGACGAGCTACAAGAGAGTGAAAACCAAATGAATAAACTTAAAGATTTATTATTTGAAGATAGAAAACCTTCAAGCATGGTAAATGTTGATAGAATTGGTAAAGAAAACGAAAAGAATAGAAAGCAAGATATGGGCAATAGTGCTCTTGGTGACTTAGTTGACACGGGTGAAATGGCTGTTGACCAATACGAAGAAATAAAAGACCCTAAAAAAATGAGTGCTGACTTAGAAAAAGCATCAGAAAAGGAGAGCTTCGAAAATGTGGGTAATTCTGCCAACGAAAAGGGTGATGAAATACCAAAAAGAAACCACACTGACGATGAAAAGGGAAATGTTGATCTTACTAGATTGGGTATGGAAGACATTACTTATGATAACAAACCAGATGAAAAATTCGAAGAAAGAATGAAGCAAGACATGGGTGAGGATATCTATAAGTTAAGACAAGAAAAAATGAAACATAGAGCAGGTGCCCCTATGTATAATAAAGACACTACTCCTATTGAAGATGGTGATGATAAAGAACAATACAATAAATTTAAGAATGAGTCATATGTTTCTGGTAAATATATGGACGGCTTAAATAGAACGCATATAACGAACTTTAAGTTATCTGACACTAAAATAGTCGAGAGCGTAGATGAAAGTGCGGTACTGATCAACACAGACGGTATGGGCAATACATATACGCATACAGTCAATGAGGATGTTGGAATGAGAAACATTATGGACTCATTTAAATTTTATATGCAATCTGGAAGTGTTGTTTCTGTTAAACAAAAGCAAGGATTATTAAGTGAGGGTAAGGAAATACAACAATCATCAGTTGATATTGATAAAATCAAGAAACTTACTAACTACAATCCAAACAATGCAATGGGTACGAAGAAAAATAGACAAATAAAGTAATTATTCATAATATTATTTTATTTATCATAAAGAGGGTTTTTAACCCTCTTTTCTTTTTTTGGTGTATTTATTATTAAAGGATTTAATAATTATGGGACTCCTAAAAAAAGGTAAGAAAGGCAAACGTGTAGAAGCATTGCAGAAACTTCTTGTTGAAAATGGAGTACTTACACCAGTAAACGGAATCTTCGATTCTACTACTGACTATTCAGTAAGATTATATCAATCACAATTAGGTTTAACGGAAGATGGTATTGTGGGTCAAACCACATGGCAATTACTTAATAAAAATTCCATCAACCAACTTGAATCACATAATAAGATTGATAAGACATCATATGTTCTCACAACTGAAAAGTACTTTCCATTCAAACACAACAAAAAGAGTATTGTATTGCACCATACTAACGGGTGGACAGTAAAAAGAGATGGAACACCATCAATGAATCATTTCGATTGGTGGAATCAAACTGATGGTCAAATTTCTACACCATACAGCATCGACTACGATGGAAATATATATGAGCATTACGATCCAGAATTTTGGGCGTATCATTTAGGGCTTGGTAGTGCGAATAAAAAAAGAGACCAAGAATCAATTGGTATTGAACTAGTCAATGAAGGTCAAATGAGCTTAGACGGAGATCAGTATTATTGGCATCTAGACAGTAAAAAACTTAAATATAATAGACCAGCAGATAAACCAGTGAATATCCCGTATGGATGGAGAGATCACTATTATTTTGCGCCATATAGTGAAAAACAAGTTCAATCAACAATATGGTTGACTAATTATCTATGTGAAAAATTCTTTATTGAAAAAGAAACAACAAACTCATTTGGGTTTATGAGAGATATAATTTATGATGGATTTGAGGGAGTATATACCCACATTAATGTGAGAAAGTACTATCCCGAAAAGGTAAAAGGTAATAAGTGGGACTTATCACCTGCGTTCGACTACGAAAAATTTACCGATCAATTGAAATCAGATTTTATTTTCTAACATAAACTAAAAACAATGAGTGATTTATTATACATGTATGACCACACTAATGGTGATGATCATATACTTAAAGAATTAGATATTTTGAAAAGAATTAAGAGAGAAAATATTGATCACGAAAGATGTAGTCTTTTTAGAGATTTCGTTGTAAATCTAACTCATATTGTCTACGACACATATCTGGGTGAGGAGTATATAGTAACCCCACATGACATTGAAGGACACTACAGGTGGTGCTTCATTGAAACGTGTAATATCTATTTCGAACAGGATTTTCTTTTCTATAGAAACGATGATATTTATGAATTTTTCTTGGAATTCTTCCTTGAATCCTTTTACTTAGAAAAGAAAAAGAAAAATCTTAGTTTTTGGATTAAACACTGGGATAATCTTTTCAATATTAAGTGCGAGGAAAAGGAAGAAAAAAATATGAACTATTTAATTTCCATTTATAAGTTTTTTAACTTATCTTTGGAGGAAGATATGATCATATATAATTTAGAAAATTAATCAATGCAAGAGGATATATTACAATTAAAAGCGGATTTATTAGAGTCAGTTGAAACGAATAAGCGTTATTTACATACTGACATAAAGAAATTAGTTCTCCAAGAACATACAGAAATGAGTTATGAGGACAAGTTAGGTTTGTTAATCTCCAAATTTAGGGGACTTGCCGAGTTGGATGCAGTAAAGGCATATGTTGAATCATATATAAACATCCCACCTAAAGAAAATTCAGATGGATAATTTATTTTTGTTTTTATTTCTATTTTTTTCATTATATTTGTTAAGATATTTATCTATAACTATATGGAACTTTATTAGTTTTTACAAAGACTCCACTAGTGGAAAATCAAAAATAATTGATAGTAAAAATCAATTATTACTGTTTTGGGTATCGATTAGTTATTTTATATTTTACTTAATTAAATAAAGAATTTTGAAAAAGAATATAGTTGAAGAAAGTCTAAGTGGACTATTGGGTTATTTATTGGAAATCACAAGAAACACATCTGAGGGTTACTATGAAATTAAAATTGCATTCCCAGAAGACTGGGTTTGTGATGGATTAAAAGGGGTAATTACTTGTGAAGTGGTAGAAGAAATTTCTGGTGCTCAAATTATTGTAGTTAAACCTGAAAAGGAACCTATTGATATTGATATCTTAATTGAGTATGCTAAAGCGTTAATTCAATTAAACGAGGACATCATCAAGGAGGATAAGGAGTTTAGAAAAAGAGTTGAAGATCAGAAGGACATTCTGGCAAAGGAAAAGAAGGAGATGGAGAAAAAGAGGAAGGAAAAACTTTCTGTCTTTATTAACGGTCTAAATAAAACAACAGAACCTTCAACAAAAATCACCACCCCAGAACCAGAAGAATCTAAGGAAGAATCTAAGGAAGAGTCTAAAATAGATGAAGACATAGAGAATGAACTCAAAGGATAGTAAGTTTGAAGAAGACCTAAAGAAGGATATTGATGATATACAAAATGTCACAATAAAAAAACTTGACAAGGACATCGAAAAAATCGGAAGAATAGGTCAACATGACTTAGAGTTATATGTTGATTTCATTTATGATGAGGGTGAGTCTGAGTTATTAAAAACAAAAGAGAAAAGAAAGTTCAATGAAAGTTTCATTGGTAAATTATTAAAATTTATATTTAGATAATGTCATTAGGTAAGATTAAAGATTTTGAGTTTCGGGAGAAGGTAATGTTTGTTGAAATAGATACGGTAAACGAGTATTCTAGCCTTTCTGAATTTAAAGAGAATAATTCAGTTAAGTATGATAATTGGAGAGACGTTTTACATGATACGTTTCCAAACTATAGTGATGATGATTATTGTGGAAGACATTCATACTCATATACAGTATCCAAAATAGCGAGCATTACTCTTGGTTTTTATTATGAAAATGAATATAAGACACATAGTATTGTTGGTGATGAGGTTAGTATATTAAAGGAGTTTGTTAATATGATTAATAGGTCTGCAAAAAAATATCCTAATCTATGTGGATTCAATTTAAATACCTACACACTTCCCTTTATTTTTAAGAGGTTTGCAGTGAATAGATCAAGTATGTTGACACCCAAACAAGAGCCATTATTTTTCCCTGAGTCAATAATTAGACAATCAGATGCGAAACCTTGGGAAAAAACATTTATTGATATTGGCGATGCATGGAGTTTTAGTAGTAAATATAACTCCAACCCCAAAACAATTTCAATTTTACTTGGTATTGGCGATCCTGATCTTCTTACTGAAAAGGATTTAAGAACCCATTACTATAATAATGATGAAGATTTAATTAAGGAAAACGGAATGAAAAAACTAAAAAATTCAATAGGATTAGCATCTTTTCTAAAGATGATGTAAGTATTCAATCTTCGTTAAGTATTTATATAAAAGACGAAGATATGGAAATCATCAATACCATTATTACATTTATAGAAACTCACGAATCATTTTTGATTGAATGGGGTGCTTATTTTTTATTATTGGGGTTTTTATTGAAAAACCTAAAATACTTAAAGCCAACTATACTATGGATTAAGGGTGGTATTGAAAATGGTGATGGTGTTTTACAAAATAAAGACCTTCAGTTAATGATTTTTACTGGTCTTTGTATATTTATAGTACTTAGTATTACTATATTTCATGTAACTTACCCATCGGAGGTTATTTATTCTTGTTTTGGTGGTGCTTTGGGTTCTTATGGGGCTAATGCATTATCTAAGGGCAATTCCAAACCACCAAAGGACAAAGATATAGGTGAGTTTTAAACTTTTTCCATATTTTCACGTATTAACATAAAATTTACATTATGAAAAGACCTCATTTATTAATTTTGGGATTACTATTCACGTTCATAAATTTTGGTGGTAGTAAAATGGTATCAGGAAAAGATAAAGTTCTTGACACTAGTATGGTAAACTTATATTATGGAATCACAGGTACTGTTTATCATGCAGTTACAGATCAAACCGATTCAACACCACTAATAACTGCTGACCTTTCTTTAATTGATACATTAGACGTTGGTGGTCTAAGATGGGTGGCATTAAGTCGTGATTTAATTTACAATAGGGATATTTGGGGTAGAAATTGGGATGGGAAAATTGAGTTCGGTGATTCAATTTTCATCGATTCTCCATATCCACAAATAAATGGATGGTGGATTCTCCATGACGTAATGAATAAAAGATACACCAATAGGATTGACTTTCTACAACCAGTCGATGGTCTATATGACAAATGGACTGGAATTGTAATAAAAGCAAAAAACAGTATTAAATCAAATGAAGTTCATTATGTTGAACCTTAAAAAGGAATACAACCGAAGAATTTTATTTTGATAAAGTCATTTCCAACTGGAACAATTCTATCTTGACTCAATTCATAATCAGTTCCATTGATTCGTATTCCGAAGAAACTATAGGATGATGTATTAAACCAATTACTTGTTGTACCACCGTCAATAGTATTCTCTCTTTGTCCTGACTCACCGATTTCCCATATGAAATTTGATGAACTTACATTTGAACTCACAACACCTGACCAGTTAAAGCAATCTACGGAAGTAAACCCATCAATACCTAAATTGGTGATCACTACTCGCTCACTTAATGGCTCACCTAATGTTAATCTTGCTCTCTGAATTGGAAAGGAAGAATTATCCGTTCCTTTAATGAAAATCATATTTAAGTCAGTTATTACTGGTGGAGGTAAAACAATAGGAGGTATTTCTAGCTCGGTGTTTATTGGTGTTACAATTGGCTCTGGTCTAAAAAAGATATCACCAATACTATATGGGGACACATTAACCTCAC